ACGATGGATGGGTCATTTCGGACCCGGTTTGGGCCTCCTCACTGCTTTTGAGGCGCAAAAGTGATGACCATACGTCGGATAAAAACGACCGATCAGAAAAGTCTATAAGGAAATCGGACAGACGGACAACGGACGGACAAGCATGAGAATTGTCGGGGGCAAGGCATGTGGATGGACGGACGGACACTACCCCCTTTCTATAGGAAGGGGTTGTCCGTCTGTCCGTCCATGATGCGGGGTGGATGTCGGAGCAAAAACGGATAGAAAACGGACAAGGAAAAAAGGAGAATTGTGATGGAAAAAAGTTATGAGGGAAATAAACCCAAAACAGAAGGATGGGTTAAATTAGAAAACTATGATGGAGTGGATGGAGCATGGAACGTCTGGGTGCAACGTCAACAACCTGAATCCAGGAGGTGGCTCACGGTCAAAGTGTTTGCCTCCGGGCGGGTTGCGCGCAAGGCAAACTATTGGCTGACCAAGAGTCTGCGCACCGGCTACATTGGCCGCTTCAGGGATTACGCAATCCTGCGTGAAACACGAAGCGATCTGCACCGCCACGTGGAAGATCAACTGTCCAATTATTTGAAGAACTATCATGATTGAAAGTGAACTGCAAAAACCCGCGTCTGGTTGGACAGAAGGCCGGATACAGCAGGAGTGCCCGTAGAGGCCTCTATTGCGCCCGTGGCGCGTTTTGTGGTAGGTTTGCGGTATCGATACGTCAAGAGGGCCGAAATGGCAGCCTTGCCCGATCTTAGCGGTTTTGAGGCACAACTCACCGCAACCCTGCGACATGCCGTCGCAGGCATCATCGACGAAAACCTGCGCCTGCGCGACCTGCTCCACCGCATGCTTGATCCAGAAGACCTGGGCTGGGCGGTCGATGAGTCAGTGCGCAGAGAGGTGGTGCGAGCAATTAGTTCTGGAAGAAAAAAATATGCAGGAAACTGATATGGAAGAAACTGAAAAGTCGGTGACTGAAAAGGTTGTGGGCAAGAATGGAGGCGCTCGGCCAGGAGCTGGGCGACCGCCATTTGAGCCGACCGATGCCGAGAGAAAACAGGTTAGAGCCATGTCCGGCTACGGTTTGCCCATCGATCAGATTGCAATTCTGGTGCGCAACGGGATTGACTCGGACACGCTGCGCAAGCATTTCGCCACTGAGCTGATGGCTGGCAAGGCCAAAGCCAATTCTGAGGTCGGACGAACCTTGTTCCAGAAGGCAATGGGTGGCGATACTACGGCGATGATTTGGTGGTCGAAAACCCAGATGAAATGGAAAGAAACGCACGCGCACGAACACACCGGCGCAGACGGCGCGCCCATCGTGGCCCGTATCGAGCGAGTAATAGTTGACCACACTGCAGATCAAAACGCCAAGGTGGGCTAAGGCGCTCATCACGCAGCCTGCGCGCTATCGCGGCGCGTACGGTGGCCGAGGCTCCGGCAAATCCCACCTTTTTGCCGAGTACATCCTCGAACGTCACATTATGGAAAAGACCGACTCGGTCTGTGTGCGTGAGGTGCAAAAGTCGCTCAACCAGTCGGTCAAGAAGTTACTCGAAGAGAAAATACAGAGCCTCAATGTTGGAAGACTCTTTGAAGTCCTGCACGACCGTATCAATACTCCAGGCGGCGGCAGGATTATCTTCCAGGGCATGACCAATCACACCGCAGAGTCGATCAAGTCACTTGAGGGTTATGACATCGCGTGGGTTGAGGAGGCGCAGTCATTATCCCAGCGCAGCCTAGATTTACTGCGACCGACGATCCGTAAGGACAATTCTGAAATTCTTTTCAGCTGGAATCCAAGGTTTGATAATGACCCGGTCGATGCGTTTCTGCGGCGCAATAAGCCAGACGATGCGATTGTGGTGCAGGTCAACTGGTCGGATAATCCGTGGTTTCCAGAGACGCTGCGCAAGGAACTCGACTACGACCGCAGTCGGGACTATGACAAATTCCTTTTCGTCTGGGAAGGCAGTTACATTTCCAACTCCGAGGCGCGGGTTTTCAAAAACTGGGCGGTCGAGGAGTTCGACACTCCCGACGGCGTGGTGCACAGGCTCGGTGCCGACTGGGGGTTTGCGTCCGACCCCACCGTCCTGGTGCGCTGCCACATCGTCGGTCGAACGCTCTTTGTCGATCACGAGGCGTACATGGTGGGTTGCGAGATCATCGACACGCCGAGCCTCTTTATGACCGTGCCCGAGGCCGAGCGGTGGCCTATCGTCGCGGACAGCGCAAGGCCGGAGACGATCAGCCACATGCGCAGGCATGGGTTTCCGAAAATCATGGCAGCGGTCAAAGGACCACGGTCAGTCGAGGAGGGCGTCGAGTGGTTGAAGTCCTATGACATCAAGGTGCATCCGCGCTGTCGGCACACGATTGACGAACTCAGCCTTTACAGCTACAAACTAGATCCTTTGACGGGCAAGGTGCTCCCGGTGCTTGAGGATAAGAAGAACCACGTGATCGATGCCTTGCGCTATGCTTGCGAATCCGCACGGCGCGTCCAGAAGCTGGCGCCGGAACCCGTCAAACCGATTGCCGTCATGAACAGGTGGTGAGCATGGCAAGACCGAGCCGCGATGAGCGTCTGCGCAAGATCCATCAGGAGGCGCTCCAGGAATTCAACGACATCCAGGAGGCGCTCCGCGACGAGCGATTGCAGTGTCTACAGGACCGACGGTTCTATTCCCTGGCGGGTGCGCAGTGGGAGGGACCGTTGCGCGAAATGTATGACAACCGGCCACGGTTCGAGGTCAACAAGATCCACCTGTCGGTCATCAGGATCATCAACGAGTACCGCAACAACCGCATCGCGGTCGACTACGTTGCGAAGGACGGGTCTGCGGACAACACATTGGCCGACACCTGCGACAAACTCTACCGGGCTGACTGCCAGGACTCGGGCGCTGAGGAGGCGTTCGATAATGCCTTCGAGGAGGCCGTCGGCGGTGGCTACGGAGCCTTCCGGCTGAAGACGACTTACGTCAACGAGGAGGACGACGAGGACGAGCGGCAGAGGATCGCCATTGAGCCGATCTTCGACGCCGACAGCTCAGTGTTCTTCGATCTCGGGGCGAAGAGGCAAGACAAGGCCGATGCCAAGCGGTGTTTCGTGGTGACTGCGGTGCCTCGCAAGACCTACATCGCAGAGTACGACGACGACCCGGCGACCTGGCCAAAGGAGATCCACCAGTACGAGTTTGACTGGGCCACGCCAGACGTGGTGTTTGTTGCCGAGTACTACCGCATCGAGGACCGCACCGAGACGATTCGGATTTTCGAGACCGTGGTCGGCGAAGAGGAGCGGTACACCGACGCTGACTTTGAGGCAGACCCCGAGCTAGACCAGCAACTCACCGCCATCGGGACCGTTGAGGTGCGTCAAAAGCGCGTACGCCGGCGGGTTTGCCGCGCCTACATCATGTCCGGGTCGAGGGTGCTCGAAGATCTCGGCGTCATCCCGGGCCGCATGATCCCGGTGGTCCCGGTCTACGGGAAGCGCTGGTACATCGACAACGTCGAGCGGTGCATGGGGCACGTCAGACTGGCAAAAGACGCACAGCGACTCAAGAACATGCAGCTTTCAAAACTTGGCGAGATCAGCGCCTACAGCTCGATTGAGAAGCCGATCATGACGCCAGAGCAGGTATCCGGCCACCAGGTGATGTGGGCCGAGGACAACCTGCGCAACTACCCATACTTGCTCATCAACCCGATCACCGATGCGAATGGTCAGATCAACGTCACAGGACCGGTGGCGTTTACCAGGAGTGCGGCGATCCCTCCGGCACTAGCCGGGTTGATGCAGGTCACCGAAACCGACATGCAAGAGATCCTAGGCGGTTCGCAGCAGGCCGATAAGATGGTCGCCAATATCTCCGGCAAGGCCGTCGAGATGATCCAGTCACGCATTGATGGTCAGGCCTTCATTTACATGAGCAACATGGCCAAGGCCGTGCGGCGATGCGGTGAGATCTGGTTGTCTATGGCCCGGGACGTTTACGTTGAACCCGGGAGAAAGATGAAAGGTATCGGTGCGCAGGGCGAGATGGAGAGCATTGAGATCGCCAAGCCGATGATCGTTTTCGGCAAACTCACGCTCCAGAACGACCTGTCCGAGGCCGAGTTCGACGTTGCGGTGGATGTCGGGCCAACTTCGATCAGTCGCAAGGCGGCGACGGTGCGAGCGCTCACCGGCATGATGGCGATCACTCAAGACCCAGAGACGCAGCAGGTGCTCCAGGCGATGGCCATGCTCAACATGGAAGGCGAGGGCGTCACTGAGGTGCGGGACTACTTTCGGAAGAAACTGGTTCGCATGGGTGTCGTCAAGCCGACTGACGAAGAGCGCGAGCAGCTGGTGGCCGAACTCCAGGGCCAGTCGCCAGATCCCAACTCGATCTTTCTGGCGGCTGCCGCAGAAGAGGCGCAGGCCAAGGCTGCCCGGGCGCGAGCAGACACGATCAAGGTGCTGGCCGACGCTGACCTGTCGCAGGCCAAGACAGTCGAGACGCTGTCGAAGGTTGACGCCGAGGTGCTCAAGCAGAGCATGATTCCACCAGGCCAGATGGAGCCAACGCCGGGTACCGTGGTGATCGAGGAGCCGATGCAGTGAGCACGACGGCAATGGGGATGGAGGAAACGGCAGAGATTCCAAACGTCTTCGGGTCTTTGGCCGGACAACGACCGCCGGGCCAATTGCCAGTTCGACGAGCCTCCACATTGCAAGGCGCAGGACAGGGAGACGCCGCCACACTTAATTTAATGCGGCGCAATATAAGGGAAATTCCGCGAGGGCTGTTGGGAATGCCTCCGCTTGACCCAACCAATCCTACAGAAATGTATCGAATTACAGCTACGCCGACACCGTTGATAGCTGGAATCTTTGTTGGCAAGCGAGCGGCAACATGGAACGCACAAGCGGCGGCTCGCGCTAGAGAACTAGAGGCGCAGGGTGTAGATGCGCGCACAATTTGGAATGTAACAGGAACATGGCGCGGAAAGGACGGAAAACTCAGACAAGAAATAAGTGACCAACCAGCAGCAATTCAAGAACGTGTAATTTCTGACATTCAAAATCAAGCGGTATCTCGAAGAACGCTTGGAGAAGCAATGCAACACAAAGAATTATTTAAGGCCTACCCAGATTTAGCAGAAACGCCAACCACTATGTATGCTGCTGCAATGCCGCAAGGAAGTTTTATGTCGGCTGGCACAAGAAGTATTGAAGTTGGAGGACCATCATCTGGCTCACAAAGAAAAACTGCGCTTCATGAAATACAGCATGCAATTCAACAAATTGAAGGGTTTGCAAGAGGCGGCTCATCATCTATGGCGTTTTCAAATCCAGAGGCATTTGCAATTTTAGAAAGAAAGCGCAAAGAATTAACAACTCCACAATCGTTAGAAGAATACACAAAAAATGCTTGGGGAATGGAAGCGCCAAATGAAGAGGTAAAGGCCGCTTATAATCAATATGCAAAGCAAGCCAGAAAACTTACTCCTCAAGTAGAGCGCATGGCACAAGAATCTGCTGCAGAAGAATATTACAGGCGACTTGCAGGAGAAGCAGAAGCTCGCGCGGTAGAGGCGCGCCGCAATTTGACCCCAGAACAAAGACAAGCAATGTTTCCAGAAGAATCTTTTGATTTGCCGCAATCGCAACTACTTTTAAGAAAATAACCATGACCGAAACAACCCTTGAAACCCCTCCCGATGTAGCAGAACCGCCACAAGCAGAACTGCCAGAGCCGCCACAAGCGGTGCAGGAGGAAACCCCGCCCGAGGAGTTTGCCGTCACGCTGGACGAGGAAGCCGAGCCTGCGCAGGAGGCGCACTGGGTGCGGAACCTTCGAAAACAGAACCGGGAACTGCAGAAACGTCTTAAGGAGGTCGAGGCTAAGGTGCCGTCGGCAGCGCCTCTGGAGCCTCTGAAGAAGCCGAAACTGGAGGATGTTGACTACGACTCGGAAAAGTACGAGAATGCGCTGGAGGCGTGGTACCGACGGCGCGATGAGATCGAAAAGGTAGCCGCAGCGCGGCGTGCTGAGGAAGAAAGCCAGCACGCAGCATGGACTGCGAAGCTACAAAACTACCAGGCGTCCAAGACCACCCTGCGCGTCCCCGACTATGAGGATGCAGAGGCCGTCGTTCAGAACTCGTTGTCTGTGACTCAGCAAGGCGTTCTGCTTGCGGGAGCCGAGAACCCGGCGCTGATCGTCTATGCGCTTGGCCGGAACCCCGCGAAAGCCGCAGAACTTGCCGCGATCACCGACCCAGTCAAGTTTGCCTTTGCCCTTGCTCGCCTGGAGAGCGCATTGAAAGTCAACCGCAAATCGCCACCGCCCCCGATGAAGACCGTCAATGGTACGGGTCCGTCTGGTGGCACAATCGACTCAACCCTTGAGCGACTCCGCGCTGAGGCCGAACGCACGAACGACTTTACGAAGATCGCTGCGTACCGCCGACAGCTCCGCTCAAAATCCGCATAAAGGAAGGAAATCATGGCCAACGCATTTTCAAAGGAAGAGCGCGTTGCTTTCGAGGACATCCTCGAAGGGTTCAACGATGCTTTGGTGCTATCTCGCAACGTCAATGTCTACAACACCGACCAGACGATGATGGAGCGCACCAACAACGTCATCTGGCGTCCCCAACCCTACATTGCCCAGTCGTTCGGCGGCTCGCCGATGCAACTGGATATGACGGGCAATTTCAAAGACTACACGCAGCTAACCGTTCCCGCGACCATCGGGTTTAACCGCTCGGTGCCATTTATCATGACGGCACTTGAGTTGCGGGATGCACTTCAAGAGGGGCGCCTTGCCGATGCAGCACGGCAGAAACTGGCATCTGACATCAATGTGCAGATCATGAACGTGGCAAGCCTCCAGGGCACGCTCGTGGTGCGCCGTCCTTCGGTTACGGGATTCGACGACGTTGCCGCCTGCGATACGATCATGAATGAGCAGGGTGTGCAGATGTTCGACCGCTACTTGGCGTTGTCGAGCACGGTCTACAACACGTTTGCGGGCACGATTGCAAATGCTCAGGCTCGGTCGTTTGCCGGAACGAAGTCCAATGTTGCCTTCGAGCGCGCCTTTGTCGGTGACATCGCAAATTTTGCCACTTACAAGCTCGACTACGCAAACCGGATCGGTGCTGCAGCTGGAGCAGGCGACACGATCAGCACGACGCTGGCGGGTGGCAACAACTACGTACCGCAGGCTACCGATACCGCAGCAACCGGCGAAACCGAGAACGTGGACAATCGCTTCCAGACCGTCACAGTCAGCGACACGACGGGCGTGGTTGCGGGCGACTGCTTCACCATCGGCACCTCGGCAACGAGTGCAGACGGGGTCTATGCGGTCCATCACATCACCAAGCAGTCCACGGGCAACCTCAAGACCTTCCGCGTCATTCAGGTCGTTAACGCCACCTCGCTCGTGATTTCGCCACCAATTATTTCGCAGATCAGCGGGCAGGATGCGGCACTGCAGTATCAGAACGTAACCATCGGGACCACAGGCGGCGCAGTGCCGATCAACTACATCAACGTCGCGGCATCGACAATCAACCCGTTCTGGCAGAAGGACTCGCTGGAAATCCTTCCCGGTCGATTTGCGGTTCCCACCGACGCAGGCGTTGCAGTGATGCGCGGCACGACCGATCAGGGTATCGAACTGGTCATGCAGAAGTTTTATGACATCAACAACATGCGCATTAAGTTTCGTCTTGACACGGTCTTCGGGGTGGTGAACAAGCAGCCCGAAATGTTTT